GGTCGAGTGGTTCCCGTTGTATATAGGTACATTTCTTATGTCATCAGAAATAGATCCTTTCTTCTTTGGCTATGAGGGGGCGGCAACAGACACGCCGAGGGCTCAGCAACCGAGATATCTATGAGTCTAATAAGCAGATGTACAGTAATACCAGTGGGCACTGATAATCTTTAAGAATGGTTTTTATATAAACATATTTCGTTGTGTTATTTTTGGAGCTCTGCAACAACTGAAACTAACCCTCTAACCCTTGACACGTACCTCATGAGATGAGTAATGAGATCTTCGCGAGTTGATATTCTGAACAAGTCAGTTGACACTTCCTCGTCAGCTATCCATGATTGAATCAATTGGACCGGATTATCAGATAGAGCTGCGTAATAGGTGGAGTAACCGTAGATTAGAGCCAATCTATCCCTGTAGAGAAGCTGGCGTGACTTCGGTTTATCCAGTAGACTCTTGCATAGAACTCTAAGCCTGGTTTTGTATTCCGGAACTGTTTCTCCTTCCCAAGACAACGATGAACATGAGGCTGCCAAAATGGTCTCCCCGTACTTTGATGGTATTATCTCTGAGAATTGTTCTATATCGAGCATATAAAGAGGTAGACCATCCTTACACCTGTGAAGATGTTTTTCCATCTTAGTCACTTCCCATATCATCTCATCTTCATGCATCCCCGTCGAAACAAACCAGCACTTTACAGAGTAATCAAGGTCTCTCAAAGACACCTGTAAGCTCTTTAGCTCATCAGTCGGGCCAATAAGTCTCATATATATATAGTCGATATACCTATTAGCAAGACTATCTGTGATAAGGTTCAAATATAAATCAGTAACAGAGGAGGTTATATCCACAAACAAAGTCGTCTTGGTATATAAAGCATCTAAGAACTTCTCTCTGACCTCTTTATCGAGCCAGTCTCCTGTAGTTGTTAGGCAGAGATCCGACTCAGTGAATTTCGGAGCGTTCTCATGTTTCAGACCTGTAGGGTAGTAGTTAAGGAGGGTAGCTGAGTCGCTAGGTAAATCCTTCTCGAGATCTATTCCTAACACTTCACAACCGTATGCAGAGATCAGGAGATCTGCAAGGCCTCCATTACCAGCGCCAACTATAGTTACCGACTTGTATATGTGCATATCGGATAGAATTGGTAACCACGTGTATCCGGAAGAAGTAAGGCCACCTCTCAAACGTTTAGAGTATCGTTGCCACATAATCTGAAGTTTAGTCTTGGATACAGGTCTGCAGTTCCAGCAGTGATCGATTGCTTGGGGTGGCATTTTGAAAACTAACGGTTTTTGTTCCCTGACAGTGCCTACTCCTACAATCAATGTTCGAGCATATCTGAGGACTGTTCGGAAATCATCATTGAAGACTAACACCCCCTTCATATGACCTAAGTCTCTTATTCGATCAGCTATCATAATATCTCCATGTTTTGAATAGATACTGGACAGTTTCACCATTCGAGCGCGAAGTAGAGATAACTGTTCATCAGGTGTCAGTGGCCGTTTTACTGGAATCCTTGAAAAAGACGAAAACAGATTTCCATATTCCCGAGCATAGCTAGAGCCTTCAATATACAGTGGATAGAGCACTTTGGCCCCTGCAATTGTTACAGCTTCAACAGGACCCATAGAATCAGAGCCGGAGAAAACCGGGACTGGGAGCCTCCAAAATTTATGGTCTATAGTTGACATAATGCGGACCAATTGCGAGCGAACTTGTGCAGCAATCACCCGATCAGATGACATCCATCCTGCGTATCTCATAGGGGATGCTCTAAATTTATCTGAGTCTGGGTGTCCGAAAAATAATGGATGCTTCCAGTAGTTAGCACATGCTCTCACACAGGTTTGTATATTATGAGCGAGGAACAGTCCCTCGTCCCACCTTTCCGGGTGCAGATGCATTGTTCTGAAGGCATCACGTAGAAATGATGTGATTATTGCATATGCCATACAGCGTGTCAGGATCATCGGACCTAAAGCGTGGGCTTCCGCAATGTCCATCTGAAGCCGGGCTGGAATAGCAGCTATCCCTCGAGTGTCAGCAAGCACTTTTGCTTTATTGTTGTCCCTAAGCAGCTCCAAAAAGAACCCAACAGCTCCATGCTGGATTGTCTCAGACTCAGCATAAGATGTGATATGCGCAATGGCACCTCTAGGTATTTGCTGAACAACACTATCATAGGTCCTAGCAATCAAAAGGTTAGGAGTATAAAGAAGTTTTGATTTAGGGAAGGTTGCTACAGAAAACTTCGGCTTCGTTGCTTTAAGAGCATCATCAGGTAGCGGCTCCATTGCCTCTGTACTTATTTCTAGTTCTCCGCATTTAAACCCACAATGAACATTGAGCAATTTAGCCCCAGCAAGAGTGAATACCATGAACTCCTGGGTCATAATTGGATAATTCAGGGCACTTCCACTAATTTTCCCAAGACTATCAGTATCAAGACGTATATGGGTAACAAAATTCAAAGGACCAACATAGGATGCTGCGAGATTCCGTATGGCCGTCGCATATCTGTGGGCTATGGATCCTCCAATAACTTTCTGTAGTAGATCGGTGATTTCTGACAGGGGCACATTCGTGCGTGTCAATCCTATCTTGTCTATCAACAGGTTAAAATGCGGGTCCCCGTAAGCCTGACTTCTGATAAGCTGGAGCTTCATCATTGCTCGTGATGGTGCTCCAGCATCTACAATCTTGTATCCATGCTCTGACCGCTTCTCACGTGTTGCTGTACCTAAATAGCCTGATAATGGACCTCTGGTTGTCAGCAAGTTATCCAGTGAGTGGCTCGACCATTTGATTGAACTTGAATTTCTAGTAGTACCTGCACTGTGGTGATAATCTAGAGGCTGGTAGTTAGTTACTCCATGAAGTTCGACTCCCCAATATCCCCGAAACTGTCTGACCAGCTCATAAGAGTTGCGCAATGAATATCCCCGAGCTGGAAGACCACTATACCAGCGCTTGAACCATGCGACATCATTAATATCAGATCTCAAAAACTGGTGCGTTATGTTAGGATTCACAATTTGAGCAATTGTCTGAACAGTTCGTGTAGTGAGAAACATTTTCCTCATCAGCTTTATTGTACCAAACCCTGATGCATCAAACATGTCGTGGGCAAGCAGAGGATTTAGAGGGGTGATGGACAAGATATCCTGTTTGAGGATTGACTCGGATTTTGAGATTCTATCTTCTAAGAGCGGATGAATGTCCTTATTCCTCACTTTGGTGCGGAAAGCTTCCAATGTTAAGTGACTCACTTTACTAATTGGGGAGGCCTGCTTGTCAATAGGAAGAGCATATGGATTATCTATTAAGGACTCAAGGTTAGGGTTTGTTGAAATATAGTACTTCTCTTCCAAAGCTCTCAGTGCACG